CCCCCCCCCTAGTAGCCATACGTCACCCAATTGGGTGACTGGGACAACTGGGGGCTCGGGAACTATATCGGCATTTTTTGATTTGACTGGATGCTCATCCTCAATCAACAATTTTTCTAAAAAATCGGCATCAAATCCAATCAAATCCAAATCAAACTCTATCTGCTGCAAGTCTTGAAGCTCGGCACGCAGCATATCCTCGTCCCAGCCTGAGCTTAACGCCAGCTGATTATCGGCAATAACATAGGCTCGTTTTTGGGCCTCAGTTAAATGCGACAAGCGGATGCAAGGCACTTGCTCCATGCTAAGGCTTTCTGCCGCCATGACGCGACCATGCCCGGCAATGATGCCGTTACCGGCGTCAATCAGCACAGGATTTGTGAAGCCAAACTCTTTGATGCTGTTGGCCACTTGCCTGACCTGCTCCGGCGAGTGAGTGCGGCTGTTGCGGGCATAAGGTATGAGTAAGGCGGTATCGATGTACTCTAGGGTTTGCTGGGTTATGCTCATATTTTTGCCATGTCGTTAAAGCTCCGCGACAAGTCGCTAAGCAGTATTTCGATATGATCCATCAACAGGGATCGGATTCTTTGCTCGTCGGTTTCCGCTGCCAGCTGAGGAGCTAGGATGTCGGGCAGTGATTCCAGGCGGTTACGGATGACGGTATCGCCATCGGCTACGGCCATTCTGACCTCGTCAGCGACCAGCAATAAGCCAATTTCTTTTTCGTAGGCTAATTTTGCTTGCTTGGCGTTGTAGGTCTCTTTCATGGCCCGCGCATTTTGGTAGACGCTGCCGGATTTGCTGCCCACCTGCCCGTCGGCAAGCTCGACTGTCGGTTGTTTTTGCGCTCGCTCCTTACTGTGCCTTTCGGCCACGCCTTCCTTGGATGGGTCTTTAGTGTCCTCTATGCGCTTGATGGAGGCCTCGACGTCTACTTTGCCGCCATCCATAACCAAGCGGCCGGCGTTTTTGAGTTGGGTTATGTGGCTGCGATTGACGCCGATGTGAGCGGCAAAATCGGACTGGCTCATTAACATCCCGCCCCCTCAAATTCTTTGCAGGCTTTTTTATCAAAAAGCGTAGTGCCTGGATAACCCGGCGTTACTAAGCAATGACCGGCTTTAGAGGCGGCATACAGTCGGTGCCAGCTAACGCACTCTTGGCAATAATGCCCTTCGTGCGGTAATGGCGGTTGATCCTCGATCAACTCGACACTGTCTATCGTGAAATCCAGCGTAGCGCCGCGCAGGCCGGTTATTAAGCCGCCAGCGTGGAGCTGTTTAGCCAGGGCGTGGAATTCAGGCACAGCTGCTCTCATCTGCTGATTAAAATCTCTTGCGTTTTCATATCCACAAACTATCTTTTTCATTTTTTTTAATAAATTATGGTTGTGCAGGGTGTGCGGGCGAGTGTGCAGGGTGCGAAAATTCGCGAGGCGTTGATATGCGTGGCCTGTGCAGGGTGTGCAGGGTGTGCAGGCATCTATATACGCGAGGGCGGTTTTGTTTTTTGATTATTGCTGTTGTTTTCTCGCGCGTCACGTAAGGCGCGGTACTGCACACCCTGCACAGGCCACGCGCGGCGCGGCTTTGACTCTGCACAATACCCTGCACAACTGCCTGCACACCCTGCACAACGTTAAGCACGGCTATCCTCTCGGTACATATCGAGCGCATCTTTAAACGCTCTGATGTTTGATCCCAGCCAGCCGGTCTCGGAATTGCCGGGTGACATTTCTTCGGCGTTGGCCGGGATGATGATGGTTTTTGGGTTATCGACCATTTTTATGCCGTCCAGGTAGCGCTTACGCCCTTTTTTGACGCCAGGGCGTTTGGCGATGGCGTCGATGGCTTTGTTTTTTGGCGCTGATCTGACACCTTCGCGCCGACACCAGTGGGTGTAGAGGATGTAGATGTCATCTGAGAGCGCGGGCACGGGCGGCACTCCGGTGATTTCTTTGCCATTCCATTCGTCGTAAAAGCGGACGATGCTGTCTTTGCTGAGGTCCAGCAGGTCTTGCTTGGCTGTTGTCATGACCGGTTTTGTATGCGGGCTAAATCCTTGCAAATCCAAGTTGAGCAGGTAGTGATGCAAGGCTTCGGCTCCGCCGTTTTTGGCTTCGGCGGCGACTTCCTGATAATAACTTTCGCTGAGTTTTTCCGGCGTCCAGATGACTTGGTGCCGCCGGTCGTCTTGATCGAGGACGACTGGCATGCGCTCATTGGACAGAAACACGAGGTTGACGTGGTTGGTTTCCTCGTAGGCTGTCATGTTTTTGGGGTTGATGCGGATGCGGTCGCCGGTGATCAGCCCCTTGAGCTTGTTTTTGATGTGGTACAGGTCGGACCGGGCCACGACTTCGTCCGCCAACATAAAGAGTTTGCCGGCAAAACAATCGTTAAATTTGTCTTCAATGGCCGACTGGTCGATGACGCGGCCGTATTTGCCGTAAATGCCCAAAATGATGTCGAAAAACAGGTTTTTCCCCGTCCCCTGCGGGCCGTGGATGACGATGGTGGTCTTCATTTTGGCGCCGGGATGTTGCAGTGGGTAAGCCAGCCAGCGTAGCACCCAGGTGTAGATGTCGTTGCTGTTTTTTTCTTCGGCGCACATGTACATGAGCAGGTCTAACAGGCTGTCGCAATTGCCCTCTTTGGCTGTGGTCGGCCAGCCGTCCCAGGTGTTGCAGGTGATGTTTTTATCGGTGCCGGTCGGGTCAAAGCCAACTTCTTCAGGTCTGACGATGCGGCGCTGTTTGCTTTCTTGCCAGCGCTTGGGTATGTCGTAGTGGACGCAGGCTTGTTTGAAATCGTTTAGGGCGACGCGCATGTGTTCTTGCGCATCGAAGAGCATGCCGCCCATGCCGTAGACGAGGGCATAGCGCTCAATGGCATCGTTGCAATCATCGATAGGCCGTAGAGGGGCTTTTTCCCCGCCCCCTTGTGGTTGCGCGTCCCGCGTTTTGGCGGTGACGGTAAATCCTGCTTGCTTGATGGCTTCCTCAATCTGAATCCTTACCGTGTGTAGGCCATCGGTCAGGTGCAGGTCGTTAAAGTCGGTCAGTTTGCCTTGGTTTCGGCAGTAGTGATCGTAGCGGGCGTCTTCGTCGGCAAATTTTGGCGATACGACGCGGCCATTGACGGCCAGGGCGGCAAGTTCTGCGTATTCTTTGCCGGCGTTTTTCTTGCCGTGGGGCTGGTTGCAATGTGGGCAAGTCGCGGATAGGTTGACTTTGACGGGTTTTTGGCAGTGTTTGCAGCGCGAGTAAGCGTCATCGTCGGCCAAGATGAGGATCTGGGCTTCGCGGTAGTATTTTCTTAGCGCTTGGGCGACGGTTGGCAGGTTTCCGGCATCAAAGGCAATGGCAACCGGAAAGCCGGTGGCTTCGTAGCCGGTTGCGCCAGTGGCGTAGCCTTCGGCCACCATAATCAGGGTGGTCGGGGTGTCGATCAGGTGGAAGTGGGCTTTTTTTACGGCTCCGGTCGGCCAGTAGTGTTTGTCGCGGCCGTTGTGTTTGTCGATTAGGTCTTTTTGTTTGACTTTATCGAGGATGAGTTGCAGGCCGTGGATGCGGCCTTGTACGTCGAGCATCGGCACGGCCAAGGCGCCTTTTTCGGTAAATCTTACGCCGTGGGCGATGACGCCTTTGCGGTGTAGGTAGTCGCAATCGCCGTCGGTTTCGAGTTTGCGCCAGGCGGCGCTGGCTTTGGCGGCGGATTGTTCGGCTTTGCGTTTTTGTTCGGCAGCCGAGCGCTTTTTGTCGTCAGCCATCCGCTGTTTTATGGCGGCTTTTTGTTCGGCGCTGAGGTCGGTGCGGGTGATTTCTATTTTTTGCGCGTTGTTGTCGGCTCCCTGCCAAATGCCAAAGGAGCCGACAAAGACGATGTCGCCGCCGCTCAGGGTGATTTCATGGAGGATGTACCAGCCGCGCTTTTCGCGGTCGCCCTCTACCCGGCAGCGCACCATGCGGCCGGTTTCCAGCCGGTCGACTTGCAGCCCAAAGCCGAGCAGCTGAAGTTTTACGTCATCGTAATTGGATGCCATTGTTATCGATTCATGGCGGCGTTAACCGCGTGCCTTAAATTGCTGGTGAAATACATGTCGAAATAGCGGTCGTAGGTTTCTTGGGCTATGCGTTCGATGTTGAGGCGCTTGCGGTAGCTGGTAGATACAACAAACAGCAAGACTGGCCTTATCACTGTAGCGGCTCCTTGTCCGCTGCCATCATGCAGATTGATGCGCATGTATATGCCAGGATGCAGTCGGCTCCGGCTGTTGGGTTGCACGGAGAAATAGGCGTAGCCAAGCTGGTTGCGGGTGCCTCTTGCTAATCTGGATCTGCCGGAGCCGCCCATGTTTGACCGGAAACCAGCCTCGGGGAAGGCATCAAAATAGGACAATATCTGCACTATCTGTCCTTTGGACATGTTGCCGTAGTCGTCGATTTTTGCACCGGCAGGGCTTGGCACGGTGAAATATCCAGCAGGCAAGATTCCGGTTTTGTAGAGTCGAGCCTCAAATTTTTTAAAC